TTAGCTTTTATAGTATAATCTGTTATTGGTATTGATGGTGCGTCGTCGTATGTATCTCCACTAAACTCCTTGAAAACCACAGTATCACCAACATCCCAGTCTAATTCAAATCCACTATCACCATTTATATCAGTTTCTATATTTGTACGGAATTGACTACCAATTGCTAGTGTAGAAAAATCATATAAATGGTTGTAACCACTCCAATCAGCGAACCATAGCGATGATGCGTTTTGAGTATTTTGAGCATTGGTATCATTAACAAGTCCACCTGGGTCAGTTGTGATTCGCATTATACCGCTATAAGTAAAATCTGGGTTTCGCTCCGAGATTAATTCTATAGTTGGAGCTGTTCTAGGAGATTTCCTAATAACTGTAATGTGTTTTTCTTCTAAATCTATACCAGAATCTATATCAATATCTCTAGACTCATTTATTAGTTTTGTGTGTATTGTACCGGATTTATCAGTACCTTCTATACAACGGTGAATATTTATTTTTTTTGGTTCAGAGTGGTTATCTGTCCAGAATAAAAGGTCATCTATAATGTTTACACCCGTTATTAATGTATTAGCATCAAAGTTTAGTGTAGTATTTTTTGTGTCAACTACAACCGGTGTAATAACATCTAATTTGGTATCATATTCTACTATATATGAAGTAGTTTGCGGAGTAACAATTACATTGCTAATTGTTCCGTTCCATCTAGCGTTTCCATTCGCATTGTTTGCGCCAGCATAAAACCTAATACTTCCAGAAGTATTGGTGTTACCACTACTATCAGCTGTTATATATATGACTTGTGATCCTTCAGTTTCTATTAATTGACTTACATATCCTAATTGCACTACAAGCGGGTTACCAACTTCTGTCGTGTTATCAAAGCTTACTTTATATGTCACACCTGGAGTAAGTGGACCAAGCTCTATATCTATCCAATCATATCCTGTATCTCCACTATACGTGGCCACTCCACCACTATGTGTCCAAGCAACATCACTAATATTGTCAAAACCATCATGCTCAATTGGGCTTTGAGTTACAAAATAATATAGCTTATCGTTTTTCTCATCAGCAATAGATCCAACGCAGCTAGACTTTAATGGAATAAACCCTTGTCCAGCAATTAAAGAGTTACCTAATATATTTTGAGCAGTACCAACCTCAGACCCTTCTGAAGTTGACACCTGTATATTCATAGCGTCTCTATACTCTCCGTTTGGAACAAGTCTCTCGTCAAGATCCTTCTGCATCTTACCACCGGTAAAATTATGCTTAATTTCTGGCATGTACTAGTGTTTTATTTGTTTCGATTTACCTCTTAAAATTTGAGTTAATTCTTCTAACTTAATGTTTGATAATCTTAATTTTGCTTTTCTAGTCTCTGCAAACCTTTCTTTTTTAAATCTAGGCGCTAACTGTTGATGTATTGGTTGAGACGATGTAGATAAAATTGCGTAAGCTATATATTTATACATCGCTTCTTCTGCAAATTTATGAACCTGCATCTCTGCGTCGGTACCAAGACTATCACTTACATAATCTAAGATCACAGTTTTTCCGGAAATATTAGATGAAAAATGTATTCTTCCTAACCTAGGGTCTATATAAAACGAGCCGTTTGCTTGTGCGTGTTGAGGATCTAACCCATACCTATTACCGTTCATCTTCCAGTAAGTATCGTCTTGATAATCATCTTGATTTTCCGAAGGTGTTGCAGATTTATAATTATTCCACGTTGAAGAGTTTTCTTGGTTGTCTAATGGTTGTGAAAGAGCTGTATTAGCTAGAGTGTTTGTTACAGAAATATTATCCACAAAATTAGTGGTAGTTAAAACAGTTTCTGCAGCTGTAAAATTGTGAAAACTTACCACAACAACATAAATAGTGCTATATTGAGAAACATCTATATTTAATATTTCTTTTGACGTGGTATTGTTTGGCGTCGTCCATTCTATATAACCAACCTCATCATCAACAGTGGGAATATCATAAAGTGACGGAAAAACATTATTGCTTTGATACACTGAGGGTGATGGGATGTTTTTAGTGTTAGAATCTGGCAACTGTGTTGTTAAACCAACTCGAATCGTACCAGTGCCATTAGTCATATCAACAGCCGTCCCATCAGCGGATAAATCCACAAAAAGCTTATCACTAACATCAAGTTCTTGGTAGGCGTATATAACATGACCCCAATTGGTAGCACCGTGACTACTTCTTGTTTTGTGTTTAAAAGCCAACGTGCCACTCGAATTAAAGACTGAAGCTATAGTATCACCTTGCATATTCGCGTCTGCAGACGTATTCCAATGCAAGTTGTTATCATCAAAACTACCATTTACAACTTCCTCTGCTTCTTCTGGGAAACTGTAAAAGCCATCATCTTGTTGTAGTATTTGAAATGGATTTGAAGTGCGATTCGTAGGATACAGAGGATGTTTTATACCAGCCGAATCTGCCCAAGATAATTTTGTATAATTTACATAATCATGAGGAAGAGGCATGACTAAAGTTGGTGGTAAATCTATTTGTTGAGACTTAATAGATTTAAAAGTATCAAAAGAAAACTCTTGTAATCCTCTTTGTGCGTGAAACGCGATATCAGCTCTTTTAACTTTTTGAATAATTTTACCTTCACCAACATAAGCTATTTGAAATTGAGTTATAATATCATCTAAAGATGTGAATTGATAATTACCAAAAGTATTGCCTTGGTAGTATTCTTTATTTGTAGTATCTAATAATCCCATTTATTTATTGTTTTTCTTGTTGAATTTGTCCTGCTCCTAAACCAACTGCGGTTTGCACAAGTTGTGGTTTTTCGATTGCAACACCAGCTAATGCTAATATTCTATATACTAATTCTGTTTCTTCTGAAGCGTGTAGCTCAAAATCTACAGCGTTAGTTGAATTGTAAAGTGGTTTGTCGTTTATAACAACGTAAGACCAATTTGGTTTTAATGGGGTTTTAATATAGCTAATAACCACCACCGCATCAACACTAGAATCATAAGGGTTTGAACCTGCAGCACCACCAATTTGTGGTCTTGGATATATCCTTAAAGATATACCTTTACCTGAGTCCATTCTTTTCCAGTAAATTGGTCTTTTTTTAGTGTTCTTAGCTAAAGGACTGCTGTCATACAGAAACTGCTCGCTTCCCATTTGTATCTCCTCCGCAACAACTAAACGTTCACCCGGTTGGTAGCGAAGCCTAAGCGCTATTAACTTGTATATGTCTTCGTCGTAATCTTCAAGCATCACATCGCCATAGCTACCCGTTATACTAGATACGTTTCTGTCGTATCTTTTAAAATAACTTATTTTATTTTCAACGTTAGTTACTCTATCAGAATAAGTAATATCGTTTCCAGGTGTTCTTTGCAACTGATCTAAGTCATAAAAATATTGTTCAAATATTTCCCTCTGAGCGTGGTCGGCAAATAAGTTAAATTCTTGAGGCGTTATATAGCCTCTTTGCTCTTTGTTAGCTAGCGCTAAAACTTTTTGATATACTCTATCTATATTTACCGACATAATTTCTTTTTTGTTTGTATTTGCAATCGCCCCGTAGAGCGACCGCATCTACAGTTAGATTAATTTAATCTTTTTTCAATATTGGAGTAAATCTCCATACCTTCGTCAGTTTTAAACCAAGCGGCTAAAGCTGAGTAAGGATGCTCGTCAAACGGAACGTTCATTAGTTTTCTATCGTTAGACCCCCATGAAAAAGTTCTTTGATCAGAAGATAATTTTAACAACCCCATTTCAGTTGCTCTAATACCAAAATTTCTAAGTACAACATTGTCATCATCTGCTAACTCTAAGAACAATGCAGGGTTTTTCTTAGCATACAACAACAAATCTCTTTTAAGTTCCTTAGAACTCATGTCTGATACTTTAGAGCCAATTTCAACACGCATAATTGCTTCAGCCATGTCTATATCCATAGATTGAGCAGCGTTTAGTGCTTCTATTTCCATTTCTAGAGTGTCAATTTCACTAGCAGCAACTTCAGTAGGTTTCCACTCGTAATAAAGCACGTCGCTCATAGGGTGGTAATTTGAAAGTAATTTTTGTAATACTGTTTTTTCTTTAGGTACTGGAAGCATTCCGTTTCTAAAAATAATATGAGATAATCTTTGATCACCTTGCATTTCATCAACAAAAGTTGTTCTTTGGTTTTCACAATACTTTAGTTCTCTTTCGTAACCTTTTTCTTCATCAAACCAATATATATTTGCAGATTTTATCATTTTAGATAAAGGTTTCTTGCTACCTTTTAAAATATATACTCTATCTTTTATTTCCCATTTATTATTTTTTGGTTTTGGAGTTTCCATAACCGGTGTTTTTATTTTTGGTTGTTCTACAACCTGTGGCGCTTCAACTACTGGAGTTTCTATTGCCACTTCTTTTTTTGTTTCTTTTTTCTTTGCCATAATATAATATAATATAAATTAATAAAAATAAAAGGCCGAGGCCAAAGCCCCGGTCTTTTAAAATAATTGTGCTTAGTTCATTAACATGAAGTTGTTAGCACCTTGAGTAATCAAACATCTTTCAGATAAATAATTTACACGCATTGCGTCTAACTCAGAAGTAGCAGCTCCAACAGAACCAGTAACCCAAGTTTTCATTTTTCTGTCATCAGTTTGAGAAGCTCTATATCTAACGTGTAAGAAAGGACGTTTCATGTTCTTTCCTAATTGTTGGTCATAAACAGAAGATACACCAGCAGGAACTATAACTCCTCTAATTGCATCAGCAGTAGCTCTAGAATTAATTGCCCCTCTAGTACCAGCATCGTTTAAGTATTTCCAGTCAGACTTGTAGAAGTCATAAGAACCTCTTCTGAAACCAGAGAAACCTAAATTTAAAGCCATATCTTCAGAGTTATCAAATACCCCGTAAGAAGTACCACCAGCTCCGTAAGAATTCATAGAAGCTAACATGTCATCCATCGCTAACGAAGTAGCTCTGTTTACAAACATCATGTTTTCTTCAATAGCACCTTGAGAATCAAACTCAGCTAAAATAGCGTCAAACTCAGCTAAATCAGTAGCAGCGTTAACACCAGTTACACCTGAAGTTGCGTTACCTCTAGTTGCAATTGCATCAAATAAACCTTGAGTACCACCTTGTGGTAAAGCACCACCGTTAGTTTGTGTATCAAGAGTTGTATCATTTGCAATCTGAACACCTTCAAGACATGTCATCTCTAAGTTATCAGTAAAACGCATTCTAGTTTCACCTTCAGCTTTTAAGTACCATAAGAAACCATTAGCACCGTCTTCACCAGAAACTTCAACCCAACCTACAGCAGAAGTGTCAGATCCAGAAACGTGATACATATCTCTAATGATAACTGGTTTGTTAGTAAATGATTGGTGAGTAGGTTCAAGAGCTACCGTGTAAGGAGTGTCTGAACCTTTTGCCCATTCAGAACCATACTTAAGTACAGTAACAGCTCCATCAGCCATTGCAATACCAGCTTCACTCGCGTGACCTTGAGTATAAGGAAGAATTATAATAACGTCAGAACCATCATCAGCAGTAACTCTACCTGCATAAGTAACAGTAGCAGAAGCTACAATACAAGTATCACCAACACGTAAACCGTGCTCGTTTGTTACGTATGTTGCGTTAGTTCCAGCATGAGCTGTAATTGTAACAGCAGAAGCAGAAGCATCTATTGTACCTGTGTACGCTAAATGTAATCTACCTTGTTCAGACCATACAACTTGATCAGCTGTCATTGCCTCTTCAGCTCCTACTTGTGAAAGAAATCCTGAGATTGTTCTGTTTCCAAAAACTTCAGCTTCTTTTTCCATAAGATCTGGTAAATATTGTTGTGCCCATGATCCAGCTGCTACCGTAAAGTCTACGTAGTTTGAAGCTAGAGCATTTTGTGTTGGGCTTGGGATCGAGTTCAACGATCCACCTGCAGTAATTGCCATAATTTTAAATTTTTAAATTGTTATTTTTTAAATTTGTTATTTTTAAACTTAAAATCAGAAGAGTTATCACCTAGCACTTTGAACTTCATACCACCTGCTTCAATTTTTCCATGACTTTGTCTTGGATTCATATCAACGTTTTTGGCTTTAGCAATACTATTTTTCATAGCATCTGCTTTTCCTTGTTCGTAAAAGTGTTTCGCAACAGCGTCCGCATTCATTGCTGTATATAGAGATTTATGATAACCCTTAGCGTCTGTTAAAGCAGAGTTCTTATCCAAAAACTTTTTGGTGAAATTGCTTATGTCGCTCTGAGTATTTTTAACCTCTTCAGCATTGTTTACATTAAACCTGTATTTCTTGTCACCGACGTTATATTCAAAACCTTTGAACTTGTCGTTAAAAACGTTTTCAGTTTTTTGTGTAAAAATATCAGAGTTTGTTTTAACTGTTTTTTGAGTTGCTTCTGACTCCTTGTTGTACCTATCAAAGAAGTTAACTGCTTTCTGTTGCTCAGTTGTGAGTTTCGATCCAGCTTTAATTTCTTCATAGTATGTAGACTTTTGCCCGTCTAAGTGGCTTTTAGCGCTGGCAACTTGCTCTTTAAGCGCTAATTTCTTTCTACGTATATCTCTATCGTCGTCAACATCTTCGTCGAATGAGAATGTATCTTCCATTAGGAAGTTAATTTCTTCGTTATCTAAATGAGGTTTTGTTTGCTTGTAATACTCGCGTAGTAAACTAGTATCATCTAGTTTTGAGTAATCTTGGTTAAGCTTAACATAGTCACTTAAATCTCCACCAGTCTCATCCATAAAGTCCATTAACTTTTGAATATTTTCTGGTATTGGTTTTCCAGTAGCTTCAGCTTCTGCTATAGCTTCTTCAACCTGCTCTTCCACCTCTTCAACTTCTTCTTCAGTAATTTCCTCTAGCACTGGAGTTTCTTGAGTTTCAGCTTCTGGTTGTGTTTCTGTTTCTTCAGTAACCTCTGTCACTGCTTCTACTTCTTCAGTTTTTTCCTCTGCCACAACTTCAGTTTCTACCTTTTCTTGTGGTGGAGCGTTTAAATCTACCTTAATGACACTATCGTCACCAGCAGATTCAAATTTACTTTCATCAACTTGTTCAGTCGTTTCTTGGGTAGTCTCTTCGACTACGTTTTCATCTTTTTCTTCCATAATATAATATAATAATAATTAATAATTCTAACTAGGGTCAAACGAACCTAAATCAAATCCTCCACCTAGTATATCATTACCTGCGGACTCAAAGTTTTTAGGTGGTTTTCCACTATTTCTTTGGTCAATCATCTCTGATTGCTGTGTTGCTTGTATCTTTGTTCTTTCGTCTTTACGATCTTCTTTTTGTTTTTCTCTATCTTTCATTCCCCCAACCTCAACACCTTTGAGCTGCATGTTATATTGAAACTCTAAAGCCATAAGTTCTTTTTTATGCATAACCTCTTGTTGCATTTTCTGCATATCGATTTGAGCTTGCATTTGACTTAACTCTGCTTTGTTAGCGTTTAATGCTTGGTCTTTCTGCATTTCAACTTGAGCCGCTGCTTGTGCTGCTTGGGTGTTAGATTGAGATTGAGCTTGAATATTTTCTAATTGAAGCTGTCTGTCTCTTTCTTGCTTTTTCTTTCTACGTATCTTTAACAGTTGGTTAGCTAATTTAACATTACGTATTTCTCGAAGATCAATAGCATCTTCTAGCTCTATACTTTGTTGTTGTAATGCCATTTGAATGTTATTCTCTAACAAACCTTTTTCTTCTTCATCTGGTTGTAGTTCTATAAATATACCAAAGTCATATAAATGTAGCTCAGACATTTCTTCCAGCGTTGCTACGTTATGAACTCCAATAGCTTGTATGAAAGCATCTTTTGTTGGGGAATATTCTATAATATCAGATATTCTGAGTGATAAACACTCCGCTGTTTCAGCTGTTAAGTATAATCCAGCTTGTAGTATATGTCTAGTTGCTGTGTTTGAATTAGCTGCAGCAAGTTTTTGAACGCCTACTAAAGCGTTTTTATCTGGCATACTACCATCTCTAGCTTCGTTAAGTCCGGTTACATCTCTTATCATTTGTAGATAATAGTTGTAGTTACCAATAAGAGCTTGCATTTTATTTCCACCAGA